TTGGATGTCACAGCCGCCGTCCACATCATCAGAGCAGCGAGCCACCACACCCATCACCCAAGCCTTATCTCCAACTTCAATATGGTCTCCATTACGATCAGTCGCCACTTGCTTTCCCTTTCTCTTTTTACATCCACGCATGAACACTTTTATGTCCCGCATCAATATGGCGATTCTCAACAGCCTGAGCTTCAGCCACACAGACGGAACACGTCTCAACGCGCCATGCCCCCAAACAAAAGAAGCACAACGCAGCCACACATACGCCGCGGTAAACTATCCCACCATCGGCACTCGCCATGCTGCCAGAGGCCCAGGCAGCAGACCAGAGAGCTACCCCAGCCCATATAGGCCAGCGCAAGAGCCCAGGAGCACTCAGGGCGCCGGCGATCACCACAAAGAGCATGATGCAGCCGCAGGACATTGCCAGGGCGATTTGCTTGTCATGGTGATGCGGCAACCAAACCCAGACGATTGACGCCAACATCAGCGCCGCGCTCATCATCCAGAAGACGCCAAATATTCCCTTCCATTTTTCAGGTCGGCAGGCCCACATTTGCAAGAGGTACATGGGGGCATGGCCAGCCCAATAGAAAACAGAACACTGAACATCGCTGGAAAGTGGTTTCACCACAATGTAAGCCAGATCGAAAGCGAGTTGATAAAGAATGAAATACGCCAGCGGCGCCAATGCTCGCCGGCCCCGGACCGCAAGCCAGAGGCAAAGCGATTCCAGGGCCAGAGTGAGCAGGAGAATTGTTGTCGATGCCATCTTTAGCCTTTGCTCCCAGGAGGAGGAACAGGAGGAGGAGTATTGCCGTCAAACTCTTCAACCTGATTGCTGTTACAGATGATCGAAGCTTTGCCACCGGCTACCCCAGGCTCATCGAATTCAATCTCGATCGCGGCTATATCCGCATCGTGATGAATCGCCTTCACGACTCCGGTGACGTGAATTTTAGTGCCAACTGCAATGGGCTTGCCCTGCCTGTCTTGTGCCACGGTGTCTCCTTTACCATTTCAAAAAGTGCATGACAAAGTGCGTGAGGATCGTGAACAGCATTCCAATGATCGCAGCACGAACATTGCTAATTTCCTTTGCCTTCGCTTCTTTGCGTTTTTCCTCAGACTCCCGCTGTTCCCCGCGTTCCGTCCAAAGAATACACAATTTCTGCTCGACAGTAAGATCATCAACTTGAGCGGCCATCTCGTTTGATCTTCCCCGTTTCAAATCCCCAGGACAGCGAGCAAAGGGGGAGGATGCCCGCTTGTCCTGGTTTTTCGCGCTTCAGCGAAGCGTAACCCCTTTAAGCAGCTGCGGTCTTCCGCGGGTCTGTGTAGGTGATCGTAAACAGCGGGTTGCCGCTGGGCTGATTGTTCGTGGTGAAACGCAAAGCTTCCTGAAAATCCGGATCGCCTTCGTTCCATTCCCTGTGGCAACGCTGGCAATGAATCACCGTGCCCGTGCATGTCGGGAATTCCGGCATGAAGGGAACCGGGTAGGTGTGCCGGATTACAGAGAAGTGCTCACCGCTGCCTTTGTAGAAGCCATCCAGGTTATTGCCGCCCTTGTGGTGGACGCAATCAGCCTGAATCTGCGCGGTCTTCGCTTCAGCCGCCTTGATGTTCCGTTCTTGCTGTTCCAGCGTCATACGGCTCGCGAAATCCTGAGCCAACATGTCCTTGACTTGGCGCTCCATCAGCGTCAACTCAAGCTCAGCCCGTTTCAGCTTGATCGCTTCCAGCTTTTCCATCACGCTTTGTTTGCTCATAAAAAACCTCCAGTTAAAAAATCCCCGGCAGTGCCTCTCCAGAACTGCCGGGGCCGCGCGCTTCTGCTAGGTCACGTTCGAGTTTGCGTCGATCGTGCGACCGCGCATAACGGTATCAGGCGGGGTTGCGAACGCTGCCATCAGCCGGTAGCTTGTCCAGCCGCCAATCATGCCTTCCATGTCGGCAACGCTGGTTTCCTCAGTCTTCATCAGAGTCAGCTTGAGATTTTTGGTCTGACCGTCACCAATCTGATCAGTAGGCCCCAGGCTCAGCGTTATAACACCGTTCTGACCGTAGAGGTAAGTCCGGTATCCCGTTTTGCCCGAGCCCTGATAGTTCGCAGTCGTAGTGACCAAGGTGCTCTGATAGAAGTCGGCGCCGCCCCAATCCAGAACCGAGATCGATTCAGGACCGGGCAACTCTTCAATCTTCATCTGTCCTTCGACAATGTGTTTCCGCACGTCAACGATGCTATTGTTGCTCTTATCGTTGATTGCGTCTCCCACCGCAAAAGGATGTATGACACCGCAGAACTTCTGCCGCGCCTGATCAAAGGGTTTGATGTTGCGCCCCAGCATTCCTTGAATCGCGTTCGTGATGTCCGTTCCCACAAACGGAGAGTTCGCCGGTTTCGCAGTGTTAGCCGCGGCGTCGATCGCAGACCAGCCATCAGCCGTATTCTTGGCCAGGGTAGCCAAGCTCTGACCGAGGGCGTAAGCGAGCTCTGTCCGAATGTTGACGATCGCATCGTCAAGAGCAGTCCACTGCGCGTACTTGGAAATGGAAATGTAATCGGCATACTCGCCGATCTGAGTGTTATTGAAGGTGACCGCGATCGTACGGCCGGCGCCCGTCATACCTTCAGAAGCCTGGACAATGTTCGCGCCCAGCGGAGTGTACATGAACAGCCGCAAGGTATTGCCGGCGTTCATTTCCATCTTGCGCCGTTCTGTGCAGCGGATGTGGGCAAGCTCCGCTTTTAGGTTCGGGATGAATCGCTTGTCATATTGGGTGACAAGAGCTTGGGGAAGGGTTGAGCTCAGCTGCGATGCCACGATGCCGACAGCTACCGTCCCTAATGTGGTGAGCAGAGAATGATGCGTGAAAACTGCGGCCAGGGCCATGACCACAAGCCCGACTATAGCCACATTGACAATCGTAGACAGAATCTTCATAGCCTCTCCAAGGTGAGCAAGCTATGGAACGTTTTCAACGCGAAGGCAGAGCGTTCACCATGTTTCTGAATTCAGTGTTCAGCATCTTACGGTCAAATTCTTCCGGAGTCATCGCGTCAATCTCATCCCACACTTGCTTAGGGTCTTTTTGCCCAGGTTTCGGCACGTCAACAGTTCCTGTGTCCCTGCGTAGTGCCGTTGAGAAAGCAGCCCGTGGACTCGTAGAGGAATTCCCTTCCCTGCCACCAGCGGGCAATTCGCCCGGTTGCGCTTCGTTTGCCGTTTTCTTCTTTGGAACAGGCGGTAACAATTCGTGTGCGCCTAGATCCTCGTAAGCTTTTTGAATCCATTCAGCGGTAAATGGACAACGTTTTGCAGTCATCCAGTCATAGATATCCTTTTCGATATCCATCCTGGTTTGTTCGTCGTACAACATGAAATCGGGGTTTGCGTTTCTAAACTTCGCCCCTTCTCTGCGGTGCTCTTGTTGCCGCGCCAATTCAGCGCCGGCAGCAAGGGCCCTGCGAATCTCTCCAATGCTTCCCCCCAATCCCAACTCGATCGCTTCAGTGATCGCGGCCGCGGATGTATCGGGGTTTTGCAGATTCATCGCAATGCGATGGCGGTCCTCAGCCGAAAGCTCTTTCGCTTGGAAGCTTCCAGGGGGAACAACGGGCGCCGCCGCGGGTGCCGCGGGTGATTCAATCACCTTGGTTTTCCGGAGGTCTCGGAGTTCCTTCGCTTGATCGGCAATCTTCTGGCTGGCATTCGTTTGCGCCACAGTGAGAAGATCAGCAAGCTCTTCCGCGGTGTCATAGTGGAAAACTTGTTTGACGCCTTCAACTTCTATGACTCTCGAAAATTCTTTCGTGGCTGCTACCGTCATAATCCCTCCAGTGAAATTCGCACTTAGGGTGTCCCCGTACTATCCGCGCTCGGTTTTGCAGGGCATGGCCCGCTATAACCGTGATACCGAAACATTTCTTCACCTTCAGGCATGGGCTGATGGCAAAGCTCACACATCGCTTGTCCCGGCGCTTTCACAGCATCTGCCGGCATTGTTGGCACAGCCTGTAAGACCTTCGCACAAATATCCGCAAACTCGCTTTTCAGATTGCCGTCCAACTCCTCAAACGGAATCGAGAGAAGATTGAAGTCATGACGATTGACCGTTTTCAATAACTCGTTGAAAGCGATCTCGACGGCATAGGCCAAGGCTTGATCGTGATTCATCGTGACCCGCACCGGCGTTTTGATCGTGTTCGTCATTCAGGTACTCTCACATCCAGAATCGAGGCGTCTCTCCGCTCTTCCTTTTCTTGCTTGCTAAGTTCAGGAGGCGGCAGAGTCCTCGAATGCTCTACTGCTGTATGAACTTCTTCCAAAACCTTATTCCAAAACTTTTGGGCCCCGTGGACGATCGCCTGATTCGCTAAAACTTTCTTGTCCTCTGAAGGATCGGTATTTTCCAGGTCGATCCTAAGATTTTCAATTTCCCTGGCCGCGATCTCGAGAAAAACCTTGTGCCCTGAGGTTTGCTCAGTAGCTGCAAGCTGCGCGCATTCCTGCGCCGAAAGTTTTCCGTCTGGTGTCATTGAACCCCAGACACGAAAGGAGCCATCAGTAAGTTAACTTCTTCCACAAACTGATTCAGTCTCCGACGCTGCCGGCGCTTGATGACTACGATCAGGTTGTAAGCCGCTTTCGAGTCATCGAATTTCAAAGCCTTCAGTCTGTCTGTCATCCGATCTCTGACCTTTCTTGTGCTCTCAACTCAGAACCCGTGGCCCTGGTCATAGAATTCTCAATCAAGTTTGTCGCCAGTTCCGCTTGATGCTCCGCGGCGATCTCTTTTTGCTTGTTCGCGCCCTTCACGTTCTCAACTTCAACCTTGCCGGCAATTTGCGCCTGTCCTGCCGCGGCCTTCGCATCCTGTTTGGCCTTGATCTCTTCCGGCGTCATTTGGCGGAACAACTCTTTGAAATTCTTGCTCTCTGTGCCGTCCGCGATCGCCTTTGCCAGCTTCAGAACGTCGATAGTCCAGCCCACATCTTGCAACTGCTGAAGTAATACCCCGTTCTCCAGCAACTGTATCACGAGGGGTACAGATAGGGCCATAGCTTTCTGGGCCGCAAGATATGCCCCCGCTAATGCTTCAAACTCCAGTTCCAGGTTAAGAAATTTCTCCATGTCCAGCTTGTTGCCAAACTCAGGGCCCAGCATCTTGCCGATGATCTTTTTGATTTGCGATTCCGGCATCCAGTTCACAATCATTTCCCAGATGTCCTCCAGCGCCGGCACAAACACGTAATCAATAAAACGCCCCAAGGGGCCATCAAGCTTGCTGGCATTCGCGCCGATCACCGCGCGCGCGCCGGCCGGCGTCCTCATCGCCCCGCCGCGGCCGCGCTGGGACATTTGCCCTTGCTGAAGAGTCGCATCAGCACCTGAGGCCGCTTCCGCATTCGCCGAGTTAGCCGCGAGCATGGTCCAAACCTCACCGGGGACTTCTGGCATAGGAGGCTTGGCATACGCCTTAGTCGGATCGCCATCGACTTCCACAAAGCCTCCCAGCTTGGCGCGAACATTTTGCGTGGGAACGTTGGCGCCGCGGGAAACTAAAAATGGAGCGTTCAGTTCAAGATTCATGACATCAAGAGCACCATTGGTGAGCCCTTGCTTTACCCGCTGTTTTTGCCCTGTGACGCGGCCCACGCCGATCCCGTGGAAGGAATTCAGGATGTCCCACCAATTTGCCGAGTAGTAGGGCTGTTCACCAAATTCGTTTTCATCGTTCCTGATAACAAGATCCTCTTGCAGAACACAAAACACGTTCTCATCATCCGTGTACTCTTGCAGCTTTAACGGTGTCTGTAGAGGGTCTTCGTTTGTCTTCTGCCACCGCGGAGCCGCATTGTGGACGATGCTGCTATCAGGATCAGATTCAGAGCCGGCCGCGGGGCTCAGCGTAGGCTCAGCGGGAGGCATGAAGAATGAAAGCAAAGTCTCGCGTGATGGGATTTTATAAACCGGTGTCCCGTCAGGCTTAATTTCCTGCCTCATCTTGTCCAGGTCTTTGAACGTCACATACCTCTCATCTATGACGCCCTTAGCCTCGCCAATGTCGGACGTGCGAGTATCAGGATCAACAAGAATGTGCTCAATGTTGCACATTTCCAAGAACGGCCATTGTTCGGTGACCACTTCTTTTTTGATCTCGAATTCATCGCTCTCTTTGGTGGGGACTTCAATGGGCCCGCCGACAGGCATGTCCACTTTTACCGGGCGCGCCTTCCTCACGCGCTTTGTTACAACGCGATTGGTGCAGGTCCACCCGCGTTTAAAAATCACCTTACCCATCAGGATGTCACCAAAAAGGCCAAGGCTGATTTCCTTCCGGAATTTCATTTTCTTCAGGACATGCGCCAGCAGAACTTTTGCCGCTCTCACACCATCAGTATCTGAGCCAGGGATAGCGATCAATTCAAAGGGAGGATTGTCGTAGAAGAATGCCTTCACTGCCTGAGGATGAATCGCGTTCACATGTTCCAGCACCATGTAATCGCTAACGTTCGCCTTCGTTACTTCCGTACCTTCCCAGGCCGTAAGCATCCGCGGCGACTGATAGACAATTTGGCTCTCATGCCAACGGAGACCCCACTTGCGTTCTGAAATCCAGGTAGAGAATCGACGCGCGTTTTGGACGGTGATCTGTAGGGCCGCGGCATCGTCGTATTTGGTTGCCGCTATCGGATCGCCCGGTTTGCTGCCGCCTTGAAGATGGATTGAATCAGCAGCAACCGGAGCATTGGCATTCGCCGGCGTTTTAGGAAGTTGAGCCATTTGAGCCGATAATAGCCTTTTTTACCATCAAGAGTCTTCCAATTTCTTTTTGGCTGGTTTCGATGGCCCCTAACTTGATGGCCAGGGCCCGCTTGGAACGGCATACATCAAAGTGCTCACGGTAGGTTCCCTCAGCCTGTATCCACTGCAAAGAAACGCCGATTCTCGCGGCCATGGTCCTCAGTTCGTCGGGAGAATCGGCAATCATGTGGCACATCTGCATCTTGCCCACAACTGCAAACATGTCGTCAATATAAACAGCCATCGCTTTAGACGGGCCCTGTGATGGTATAGAACACGTCCAGGCCAGCCACATAAAACGTGAAGTTCGCCACGGGCCCCACAAAGGTCTGAGTGACATAAATCACTTGTTGAGTCGTGGTCATAACAATCGGCGTTCCGAAGGTAATCGCCTCTGAGTACATCTGACCCGCGGTTACGGCCGTAACGTTGCATGAGGCGATCACAGGGTTAACGGTGAGAGAACCGCCAGCGGAAACCAAGGCAGCAGCAGCGGCAGTCTCGCCAACTCCAGGCGCCGGCGTGGTCTGCGTTCCGACAGTGGGAGCGTTACAGGTAACAATGTTTCCCACACTGCTCGCATATCGAAGCTGGACACTGTTTAAAATCGCGCCCTGGCCGGCCGTCAGGCGAGTCTCTATATTCACCGCGCAAATCACCGTGACGGTAGCGGCCGCGGTGCTTGTCTGCTGAACAAAAACAGGAACGTTGCCGATATTGGTCAGTCCGCTTGCAACCGCGGTTCCTCCAGTCTGGGTGAGAACACAAGCAGCAGGGCCCTCAAACATGTAACCGTCTGCCGTGCCTGTCCCTGAGCCTCGATCTGACCTGACCCAAGCTCCGCTTGTGCCAGCGTGATAGAGCACATTGTTCGTTACGTCGATGCCCAGACATGGGCCCGCGCCACAGCTGCCGGCAACCGGAGCCGTACCGAAAGTAATAGCTTGGAAGCCCTGGCCCCATGCCAGCGAAGCACAGAGCACCAGCGCCAGAATTGAAAGCAATTTGCAAACCTTTTTCATGTGACTTGTCTCCTCAAATTTGTTTATCAGATCCCGTTACACTGTCGGCAATAGAGAGCTCCATGCCTTCGACACAGCCCAGGCTTCGCGCCTTTGTCCAATATGGCAGCATCTGAAAGCAAGATAGCATGGACTAGAGGTTTCCCCTTCTTAATAAATTCAACCCAATCCTCCCGCGGTGCGTCCTTCAGGTCGCAGACAAAGATATCTGTCCGCGGGCCCGATCGCTCCGGATCAATCTCAATGCCGTACTTTTTTGTCTTGGAATCGTTTGACATGATGCCGCAATCCTGCAAGCCGTCGCCAATGCACTTTTCCAAGTTGCCCACGTCCCCACGTTGCCCAGGGCCGAAGTAGACCAGCACTCCCACAAAATAGGCATCCGCTTCGACGCTGCCTTTGCTCAGGCTTGAGATCGCAGCTTTGAACGCCTTCGCTTCATCTGTGACGTAATAGCCCTTGCCTGAGGACTTGGGACGCTTGTAATGGTTCACTGAGGGAGGAGTCAGAGGGACGCTGATAAGCAGCGCCTTTTGCCGCGGGTAACGCAACTCTTTGCGGGCTTTACGAATCGCCTTTTGAATCTCAGCGTTCATTGCTTCACGTTCAACAGTCTCTCCAGTTCCCTGATCGTGAGCTTTTCCAGGGGACTGCCGGCCTCAAGAGACAAACCAATTTCTTCCGCGCGCGCCAACAGAGCGCATATCTCCTCTTCGGAATAGAAACGCTCTTCCATTCAGTTCTTCCAGAACAACTCAAACAAACTTTTAGGCCGGCAGGTTCGACACATGAAACGATGCTCTTTATCGTCTCCGCAGAACAGGCAACGTATCATCTGATCGCGATCGCTGAAGAGAAATAACGGCCTCTGTGCGCTTGGCAGCATAACCAAAATCCTCCGCAACTTCTAAAAGTAGGATCGCCATCGCGCAAAATAACATGCCGGCAGCGACCATCACAATGCAAAGCAGAAAACATCCGATCCAGATCAAAACGTTCATGTCCTCATTCTCCCCTTGGCTTCCTCTCGGAGCCTCACCTTGACGTAATGAACAACATGCCCGATCGTCGGCAGAGCGTTCCGCTGGGTGCTGGTGACCGGCATATCAAACTTTTCCTCGATCGCTCGCCAAAAGAACCGCGTGGCATCCTCATCCAACTTTTCCCCCAGCTTCACATCTGAATAGGCAGCATCCACGCCATTGCCGCGCGCCTCAGACGTTACAAAAATCTCTCGCACTAAAAAATCAACGTTCATCCGCAAGCCCAAATACCTTTTTCGCCTGATTGGTGCAGAGAGCGCAGAGGTAAAAGGAAAAACAAAACAAACCTCGCCTTCTGCCCAGAGTGACTTTATTGTGAGCGAAGTCTTTACAGCTTTCCTCCATGCACTGCTTTTCGGTTGCGGAAGGCAACTCTTCAACGCGAAGGATTCTCATTTGCTTAATTGTGGACATGGTTGAAACACCATCCGCAAACCAGCTTGCCACATCGCTTACATTTCCTTCTGCGTTGTTTCGGCGCCATGTCCTCGCCGCAATCCTGACAAATGCGGTTAGTCCTTAGACCGCGAGGCCGCTTTTTACGCTCATAGACATTGCAAACCATCAGAACATCCTCACCGTGACTTTGTTGTTCTCGCCGCGCACAGCGAGGTAACGAGGAGCTACAGCCATCCCCTTGGTAGTTTCCAGTTTGGTTATTCTTACGCGCATATTTGGCGTGATTTCATTGTCGTTCATCCGGTGAGTCCTCCTAGATCATCTTCAAGCCCATGCCGCTCTTCCTTGAATTCCTTCTTTGGTTCAACCGGCTCAGGAGTCGCATACCGGCCCAGGCCAAAGGCTTGCTGATGGCGATCTTTTTCCTGCATCTTCCGCAAGACTTCCGCGCGCTGTTCCCGCAGAGTGGCCGATGTGATCTCCGGGGACGCCTGAGCCCGCGGAATCCAGCGGGCCAGGATAGCGATCGCTTCAGCAATTTCCTTGTGCTCTAAGATCGTGAATTGCTGGAAGTGATCGTAAAGCATTCCCAGCGCCGGCAGATCATCAGAGAAGATCAGGCGCCGGCTCGCCATGTGCGCCTCAAGCCCTTTGATCGAGCTTTGTACGGCCGCTTCCGCGTCTTCGTCAATCCAGCTTACCCGCAACTCCCAGCCCGCGCGGTAGCCGGCGCCGCGAATCTCATCCTCAATCGCTGCCGCTTCCGCGGTCTTCAACATTTTCACTTCGTGCTGTCCCCACTTTTTGGAAGTCTTCAGGATGCGATTGACCAGCTGACTCGGAAGGAACCGGCCTTCAATTTGGTCAACGATGCACATGCGGTTGTGTTCGTACAGCGCGACCATGCCGGCGACGGCATCACCGCGGAGCACCCAGACCACCTTGATGTCACCATAGGGCTTGATCGACTTCGCCGGCACTGTGCTTTGCTGCAACATTTCTTCCGTGAAGATCACGCCCGATGCGCCCTGAGGGTCAAGCAAATATTGAGCACAGAAGTTCGGGAAATTCTCAGCCATCTTTGAGCAGAGGAAACGGTAACTCAGCTTTTCCGGAAAGAGCAGTTCATAGTCCTCTTCCGGCAGCGGATGATTCAAAGGCCAGTCCTTCAGCTTCCACTTTGCCGACTCTTTCACTTTCCAGCAGGGATCGCGCATGAGCTTCATTTCCCCAGGCAGCATGGTGCGAAGGTCTTGCATGTTCGAGTCCAGCGGATTGTAGGGAGTCCCAACGCGATCGTTGTAACCATCCGGGTCCAGCATGTCCCGCGTGACTGCCAGGTCTCGCCGGGTTGAGACAATGCCGTTCATGGTCCTGCTGTTTACGTTGTTAACGCAATCGTCCTCTTTCATGATGTGAGCATGGAAACCGCTGATATTCATGCCAGGGGACAGAGCAAGCAAACTGGGTTCTTTGCGGATCTTCACCCGCGCTGGGTGCCAGTATTTCCCGACAAGAAAATCCTTCTGCGGTACGCACAGATCGGGGAAGATTTGTTCCAGCAGACTTTTGGGCTTGCCTTCCGGCGCCTGAGTCAGATGCTGTTGAACCTCATCCACAAAGGCATTGCCCAGGTTGCCGCCCGCGGTAATCGGGAAAATAATGACTTCAGGGAAACAGGCGAGCCACTGAATGATGTCGGATATATCGAGCGTCGATTTGTAGGTGAACCGCGGATAGATCAGCATCCGTTTTTTCAGAGTGTCTTGCTCTTCGATCGGCAGCTTGGGTTTCTTCTGGACAAAGAACTTCGCCATCGGAAGATGAACGCGGTCAATCAGCTTGTCATAGCCCAGGATGTACTTGGCCAGAAAATACAGATCGACCAGACAGCGGTAACGGAGCTCGTCTCGGTTCTCGTCGGTGACGATGACACGTTTCAAAAGTACCTCGTAGCAGGGTCGATATCCAAGTCAATGTTCGTCTTGTGTAGCTTGCCAAAGTCACGAGACCAGTCCCCTGCAATTTCTAATACCCTCTGACGGGTTGCACATTGAAGAATCTCTTGTATAGTCTCCCCCGCTGCATTTCTGATTGTGCCGTAGTAGTGACGCGGGCGCATCTTCCATCGAGACACAGTTAGAAAGAGAGGCATTTTAATAGAGGACGGGATGCCTTCGAGAAAAATGACTTGCACAACTTGCGTCATTCTGCCGTCCTGTGCAGCCCAACCAACTGCTGATTTGCAAAAATTTCCGGAGGCATCTTGAGTGCAGCCACCCAGCAGATGTACATGCCACCGCCGATGTAATAGCCGGCCGTCATCATGCAGTGTTCGTGTTCATGGCAAACCGGATTTGCTTTGTCAGGTAAATGGTGCATCAGGCCCTCGCCGTCAATCTGGCCGTAACAAAGTCGATCGCCTTTTGCGGAGTAGAAATTTCGTCAAACTCAGGGTCTTTGATCGCGATCCCGAATTTGTGTTCGATCGCCATAGCGAGCTCAACAAGGTCCAGGGAATCAGCTTCCATGTCTGACACGAACGAAGCGTTCAAGGAATCCATGTCTTTCATAATGGTCTGCTGAATCGCTTCCAGAACCCCGTCTTTGATCTCATTTTCAGTGAATTTTCTAGCCATTTGTTACCCCCCTTAAAAAGCATGAGGGAGAGACGACACCATGACGAGCGCCACTCCCCCATGTTTGCCCGCTCATCTAGCTGGCAAACTTTTTAAACACAAGTGATGATCGCCTTAACCCCGCGTTCCGCTTCGATCGTCTTCCACTTATCCAGGGTAAATTCTGTAGTGTCATTGTTCGTCACCAGATCGAACAATGAATCCTTCAGACAGACCGAACAGATGAATTCCTTTTCATCCCCATTGATGAGCAGGTATTCCGTTGGGTTGGGATCATTCTGGCAGACTGCCGGCGCTTTTTCTTCAGTGCTCATATTTTGTTGATCGCCTTGATAACAGCCTTCAAATCGAAGTCCTCATCATTCGCGATTTCCTGAGTGACCAAAATCTCGCGAATCTCTTTCACCTTGGGAATCTCCCGCGGCTCGTAGGTGCGTTGATATTGCACTTTCTTTGTCGTGTTCCCGCTATAGTTGCGATCTTCCTCAACGATCTCGGTAGGCACTTCGAGGACGCAGAATTGCTGCGTCTCAGTAAAATTTTTCAGCGTTGTGCGTTCGATGGTGATCTTGATCAATCCATTCTCCCTTTGTAGGCCATGGGCCCGTAAGTGAGCATCAGCCCAGAGGTTCATTGAGTCCGCGCCGGCGACGCGGGAGGAGCTACACCAGAGTCTTTGAAATGTTCGGTATAAAAATCTGTCAACTTTTCACACAACCATTTCTCAAAACTCTGCTTAGAATCGCCCTGCCGCGAAGCGAAAGAGTAGCCATTAGGATCGCGATCGCTTTGCCGAGTGATATATTCGGCAATCGCCTCAGCTGGGAAAACATCAAGCTTTCTGCTGTCAACCCACGGGCATGGAATCATCGCTCTGATCGCAATGAGATTTGCAGTCGGAAGCCCAGGCATCCACGGGACAATGATCTCCATGACGCAGCTTATCTGTCCCGGTTGTGCAGCTTCGCCCTTCTTAAGTTGAAGCAGATCACGGTCACCGAGTCTGCTGATTCTGCCAGGGTCCTCAATGCTGGAAATGTGCCCGGTAAGAGTTTGCTCGCCATTCTGGATTTGAACAGCATCCCCAGGAGACAGCGGCATCGTAAAGCGGTCAATCGGTTTCAATCAGCCCCCTTTTAAACACAGAAAAAGGGTATTACCTTGTAATACCCCTGTCAAGAGAAAAGAATTTTATTTTGCTTTAGGTTGCTTCGGGCTCAGCCTTTTCATCATCGCCCATGTGGTCTTGCATGTGAGCTTGCAGGGCTCCCATATCAGGCAGAGCGTGATGGAGGTCAGGGTCTTCGTGCATGAGACTGCCCTGATCGTTTGGATGCTTGGCGATATAGCCGCCCGAGGCCGCGCGGCGAATGTGCATGTCTTTGACTTTGCGTTTTTTTGTTTTCGGCATAACCCTCTCCGGAAGATGTTTCCCTTTTGTCGCCTTGTCCCACTCTTTTACGTCTACGCCCTCTCGCGCCAGCATCCCGCGGTGCGTGTGAAAGAATCCCTCTTGCGCTAGGCTCTTGTAGGGCAAAGGGCTACTCTAGAAAGATCAGCAGCTTGCCTGAGCTCAGCTGCGTTACCTTGAAATCCAAAGTCTCATTCGCTGGAATAAAATTGTGATCGCCGTCCTGATTGGCTATCGCGCATGTTCCAGCATCGATCGAGACGCCGGCAATATCACCGTCAATATTGTAAGTGTGCGCGATCGTGGTCGGGCCCGTCCAGAGCACTTTTTGAATGTTGATGGCGCCGGGAACAAACTTCGCGCCGGCCGTATTCTTGAGAGTGTTGGCCATCGCAGCCTCAACTCTGTACGGATTTGTGTTTAACTGAGTCGCCATTTTTAAATCTCCGGTAAGCCCACTGAAATTCTAGCTTGGTTCTGCCGATCTAGCGCGTCATTTTCCAACGTCTGACTCGGTATTTCAACATTCGGAAGTGAAGCGAGCAACCCGGAGTTTAAGGGATCAGCCTTCAGCCTCTTCAGGTCCTGAGCTGTAATCGCTCCCAGAGCAGCCTTGAGCGTGAAAACCTTAAACTCCAGATCAGGTGTCATCAGAGAGCCGGCAAGCCGTTAGCCGTCCTCGCTGCATTGAGTTGATCAATCGCGGACTGCTCGATTGATTGTACGGAACTTTGGAAGTTCGCAATGTTCTCGGCCACATCGGGCCCGAGCGTCGATTCGTCTTTGATCGCCTTCAGGTCTTCGACGGTGATAGCAGTGAGCGCGGCCAGAAGTGCAGCCACCTTGAGCGCCAGTTCAGGATTCATAAAACCTCTTTCCCCCTAGATTTGAATTTCCGAAAAGCCCTTTTACTTCAAGACGCCGGCAATGGTCAGAGTGGACAAAATGGAATTCCCCAGCGTAGCGATCGCACGAATCTCACTCGTGATTGATGCTTTGCTTTGCTCGTTTTTGATTCCCACGTTGCCCGCGTTAACCATGTCTGTCGTGATCTGCTGTATCTGCGCCAGGAGAGCCCGCAAGGTCGGAGCGTCCGCGGCCACGGGATTCTTGAGCAGCGGAGTCAACTGCTGGTGAATCCTGCTTATCTTGATCTGTGCCGCGGAGAGAGAATCGAAGTAGGGTTTCTCCAGAAAGCCGGCCTGATTGATCGCTATGATCGACTCGGCCACCGCGCGATTGTGAATCGCGATCTGCACATTGTCAAAATTGACTTTTTCAAGTTCGGTAACCGGAGCGGTCGGCGTTCCGTCAGTGTTGGGCTTTCTGTGTAGAGTGGCACAGCTGCAAAGCATCAGCGTGGCCACCAGGACAACGATTGCTTTTTTTCTTAGGTTCAAAATTTCCTCTCAGTGTTTTATTTCCGTGGAACCGGGCAATGCTTTCGCAAAGCCTTGTTGTAAAGGCGCCGGCGGATTCAGTTTGTCTTTCAGAGCGGTGTAGGTCAACTTACTTCCCAGGTAGCCCACAGCCCAGCGGAATGCGAACGCGCCGATCGAGCTAAGCTGAAGTCCAGAGATTACGAGTTCATGGGTCTGCGAGTTAAAAGCAAAATGGATTCCCAGAGCCGCGGCGCCCGTCGCGATGATCGAGAAAATATTGTTGATGCGCCCGTTGATTTTGCTTTGCTCGTAAGTGATCAAAGGGAACCATGGTTGCTGTTTTAGCCAGTTCTGCGCGTAGACCAGCGCAACAGAAAACAAGAGTTGAATCTGAGTCGTTTCATTCATCTGATCACCAGTAAATCCCGGTCCTGGCTATCGTTCACTTTTTTTCTAGCGAAGTCAGCCAGCACGATGAAACCGGTTTTCACGTCCTTGTTGAGCGAGGGAATGACAATGAAGTTTGAACGGCCAAACATTTCATTTTCCGCCGCAGGTTGAAGTTGCATGATGCCGGTGTTATCGGCGCGCCCGATCGTATACCGGCCCACAGGAATGGGCCCGAAATGGTAACTTTGAAAATTGGGATCGTTCTTGCCCTGGCGAGAACCGGAGAACCCGTAAGCTATGTGCTCATCATTGTGGCAAAGTTCTCCGGACGTTTGGCTGTAGCGCCACATTAAATTTCTTCGTGAAGGATTCCACCCTGATTTTTCAGGATATCAATCAACTTCTGTAAGCGGGCATCAGTGGTGTCCATCTGCGTCTGCATTGCCGGCAGTCCAAGGTCTTTCTTGGCGTCTTCGATCTGCTTTTGCAGAACAGGACAGGAATCTAGCCCGTGGCTTGCTCCGCACCTCCAGCAGGGCTCAGGATCTTTCAATGTCTCCGCGCCACCTTCCAGCGACACGACTGCGCCACTTACCTCTCCGACCGCAGCTTGCTCAGCGTGTTCGGCGGTCACTTGTGCCGGCGTTATATTGTTACCGTTGATCTCCGCTCCCGGTTCCGTTGCGCTGGGCTGGGCCGCTGGCTCTACGAATTGCGAAGGGTTGTCATGCTCCTCGCGTGTGCGCTGGCAGATATGGCAAGCCGCTGCCTCACTCTGATCTGCGATGAATTCCTGGGTTCGCTCCGTCAGTGATTCAGAAATTATGGGGACGGCTTGCTCTGTTCCGGTAGCCATTCCCGGCCCGGTGCCGTCCCCTTCGTCGGTGGTTGGTTTTATATCGCCTTCAAGTTTCATAGTGGAAAATCCTTAACACAAAATTCTCAGGTGCGCCACAGGTCGGCTCGCAGACCCGTTACAACGGCTGGCGTCTCCGTCCAGCGCACCGCTTAAAACCTACATCAACCGCAGACTATTCGCATAGAAGCGGGACAGCTGCGCGACGTTCGCGGCATTGGCCACGCCAAAAGTGATGCCGACGACAAGATTCAGAAAGGGCTCGCTACCGGGATTCTGCGCGGTCAGCGGATTGGTCAACGCGGCAACCGCGGAGACCGTGTTATCAATCTCGATCTGGAAACTTCCTTGCACCTTGCCGGTTTTGATTGAGCCGAAGAGTCTCACCCAGATTGCCCAATCATAGCTCGCGCTGGTGGTCACGGTTTGCGCGGCGCCCAGGACGGCTAGAACGGTATTCGAGCCAGGAGTGAGCGAAGTGCCCGAATACATCGTCACGTTCAAGTTTGGCGTGACGCCGCCTACAGTGGCCCATCCACAGGCGAACACTTCGATAGAATCGCTTTCCTCGCGGCCCGATCCGGGGATAGGAAGCACAAGGGCAACGCTGCCGCCCGTCACGGTCGGGAAAATCTGGGCCGTGGTGATCGCAGTGTTATTGACCTGGAGAGCCGTTGTCGGCAAAGGCGTGGGGGACGGTTGAGCTAGCATTGTTGTTCTCCTACAAAAATTTCGGCGCCGCTAGTTCTGCGAGATAGCCGGCGCCGTGTGCCCAGATTCGTATGGTAGGGTTTCACTGCCGGCAATTATAAGCACACCCCAGCCACCGGGCGCAAGGTTTATTTGGTCACAGCCAGTTCGCGCTTAGCTTCTGCCTCTGCCGCGGCTTGGAGCTCCTTGACGACATGCGAGTGACGGCCCGTGCAACGAACCACAGCAGCCCTCGAATCATCGCGGCCAGAGTAAGCAGTTGCTGTCACGCGGCATCCGCAGTTTTCAGCCTTCGCGGTCACCACAGATTTCCTTGCGATCACAAATTGTAGATTCATTTTGTCCCCCAATCGAATCCAGATTGTTTCGCTGGAGGGGAAACGACGGCGGGCTTGCTGTTGTGTCTCTCTTCCAGCTTGCCGATACATTCCAGGCACGGGCCCAGGCGATGATTGTCAACACGGTGCTGTGTCTGCTTGTTGCAAGGTTTGCAAAAGGCAGCGGCAGACACCGTGTTAGACGTGTAGTGTTTAGCCATGTTTGATTTTCGACGGTTCCACATGGACCGCGACGGCAGGTTTCTTGCTGACTGCGATGAGAGTTGAGAGAAGCGAGGCATCCACGGGCGCCGCAAGTCCCTCAGCTACGGTTTTCTCTACGTCGATTCCCAAAATGCGAATTTGGTAACGAAGACCGTCCCGAGTAACGTCGAGAGCATCAGCCGTTTTTGTTAAATCACCACGCTGTTGAATCAGCGTCGTGCTGATCATCAGGTGATAGAGCTTCCTTCCAGCAGCTTTCAACTTTCCACCGTGAATCATTTTTCCCCCAATCGTTTCTTCGCAGATTTGTTTCACGCTTTTCATGCCGGCACTTTCCACATGTCCGCGGTGAGTTCGTCCTCAGTGATAAAACGAATGTCTTCCACCTTGCCCGCCAGCAAAACTTTTATTTCGTCGGAAAATTTTTTTCCAATGTGCTTAAACTCAGGAGTCGGAACATGGACGAAGTAAGTCCCTCTCCATCTGCCGTATCCCACGGTCGGCTTGAGCCACGTATCAAAAACATTTGCGGAAACTTTTTTCTTCAGTTCCTTCAAGAGATCAAACCAAAGCTGACCATCAAGTTGAAAATCATCGGGCCACACCGGAGGAACGATCTTGGTCGGCTCAGGGAATGCCATCTCTGTTTGAGTGTCAAGATGGATAAACCATCTCCAGCGACGCCATTCAGGATCTTCCGCCAAAAAATTTTTTGCTTGGGAGTATGAGAGTCCAGCGCGTTTTGCTGCGAACCTCACTGAATGAAAAAGGGCTTCATCTAAAGCCGGGTCTCCAGGCATCTTTTTGCCGATGCCTTCCATCAGCCGCTGGTGGGCAATGATCATGGTCGGGCTCGCAGTCGCAGACGCGGGGGGCCCTTCCCCTGGTTTTAAGTCTTCGTATAAGTTTAGAGTTAAGTCTAGCGCGCGCGAACCATATAATGTACCTACCGCAATTTGCGGAGGGGGTACCGCAATTTGCGGTAGGGGTGCCGCAATTTGCGGTAGGTGGCTACCGCAATTTGCGGTAGGTGGGTGCCGCAATTTGCGGTAGGTAGGTGCCGCATCTTGCGGTATGTCTTTCGCCTCATTTTCCCCTGATTTGATCGTCAAAGGTAGGGCAATTTGCGGTAGGTCTTTCGCCTCATGTACGACGTAAATACTTGGTCTTCCTGGCCGCGGTTCTATGTGAATGAGGTTGCATTTTATCAACAAAGAAACGTGCCTCTGAACAGTGTCAGACGAGCATCCGAAAGACTTTGCAATGTCACGGTGAGACTTGTAACAGCGCCCGTCTGCGTTCCCAGACCACCGGCAGATGTACATGTAGATCGCGTAACCGGCCATGCCGATCATAGGACCGAACACGTCCATGACCTCATTGTCTGCCCAATGATGCCCAGGCTTACGCCGATCACGAATTTGGAATGTTGGGTCTGTCACGACTTTTTCTTGAGCGAATACAAATTACCGTTCTTGTCAATCAGCCCGAGAGTTTTTAATTTGTGTACGATCCGCGGCACAGTCGCAGTCCCAGACCTTGTTAGTCTCTCCAGTTGTTTTGCTGTACACGGGCCCTGAGCGAGCAAGGCAGTTATGAAATCCGCAGCTTTCCCGCCGAGATTTGTTTTCCAATTTTCCCAATACTCTCGATCGGGAACAGCGGCGGTGCCGACACCCTCTTGCGGAGGAGCAATGTCATACAAAAGTTGCAAGGCTCTGAACTGCTCGAAAAATGCCTCTCTCATCAATGCTAAGAGTTTGTCCAGGCGGTTGAGTTTTTCTTGCAGCCTACATCTACATAGCTCCTCATGAGGTTGAGTCGTCCCACATCCCTCACAACGATAAGAGCCCATAGGCTCTTGAGAGGACCGCGGCAGAGATAACATTGGAGTGTTCATTCTCCGCCTCCAGCAGTCAAGGACTTGTGGAAGCCGCGGAAAGCCCGCTCCATCATCATAGGAGCTCCGCACCGTTCAATTTGTCGCAAGGCTGAAAGCACAAGACGAATCGCGTTAAGGTTCAGCCGCATTTCTTTGAAAATATCAACGGCCATGACTTTTTCGTATTCCTTTTTCTCTTCGCCCTTTGCCCAGGCAACCGCTCGATCGCGATTCTTCGTGAGTGAATCAAACACGACTCTATCAGGCGTGGGCCCGTCAGGATGCACACGCTTTGCCCGCTCCCGATATGCCTGACTGATTTGTTCGAGTGTTGGGACCTCTCCGACGAAGCCAAGAGCTTCCTGCCAAGCTTCACGATCGTCAGGCTTGAGCGAGAAGTATACAGCGACTCCGCTATCTGGATTCGACTGAGAATTATGTGTGATGAGGCAAGAGGTAACCTTTAGCCGGCGCAGTTCGGTAATGAGCAAGTCCCGTGACTTGGAATAGGGAAGCTTCCATGCCCCTTGGTCCTTGCGATCGCCCAGCCGAGTGCGAGGTTGACCGTCAGGCCAGAGTAGCGGCTCTTGGAATTCGCTTTTCATTTCAAGAGGTTTTTTCATTTGATTGATACCACCTTAGATTTCTCGTTTATTTCAGCCTGAGTAGGCTGCTTGCTCAAAAAATCCAGCGCAGCAGCCAGGGCGCCAGGGTAACGGACGCGGAAGACATGAACAGGTTCTCCATGCTGCTTGAAAAGACCATGCTTGAGTGGATCAGACAATTTGCTATAGCACTTTTTGTCGAGAGAGAATCCGGTACGTTTGATCCCGCCACAATTCGGGCATTTCTGATCTTGTAGTATCACTTCAGCTTGACGCCAGAGATCAAGCTTTACAGAACAGCCACTACAGACGCCCCCATTTACCTTGACCTCAGTAAAACAGGTGCGAACGTTCTGAGAGAGCCCAGCGCAGAGCACACGCCCTTCTGGAATGTGTATCTTGTGATCGGGAGGCTTGTTACAGCGAGCGCAACCCATGATCGCTTCAGGATCTTCCATGCGAGGGACAAAATAATGAGCTTCTAGGTCCACGCGAACGGTCGTAGTGGCCTCAGGAGTAGTTTTCGGCTTGTCCGCGCGTTTAATGAAGTCGCATAGCCTTTTGCCTCCAGGATTCAGGACGATAATGGGCTTGTTTGTCAGGAGATCGGTATCGTGACGGATGATTCCTTTGGAACACAGAGAGTCGATTGTCTTTTTAGATATTCCCTTGACCTTGGAATGATCAATGAAGACCCCGACGATAACTTTCATTTCGATTTTAGAGAGAGACTTAGCGATGCTAGGCAGATTCGCCTTTGTAATTCTGGGAGAGGCATTCTTAGCACTGCCGACAGATATTTGAAGGTTTTTCATCTTATGTTATGCTGCCTTTTTGCCGTTGCGACGTGTGCGGAGGTACTTTTCATAATGCCGAATAGATTGGCGAACAGATTCAGAGGTATTGAGACCGCTGATTGTTTCCAAGCTTTTCAAAGTTTCGACATCTTCTGGCCGCATCAGCTTGACTGTGAGTGTCCTAAGACCCGGTTTGCTCATGCCGAAAGGGTAATACAAGGTAATACCCTTGTCAATAAGTATTTTCATTTCCAATTAAATTATTTTGTCAATACAAAAGTTTATGTATTTAGTACATGTCCGTAAGGACATGACCATCAAGACGCCTTGACACAGACACACCCCGCGTTCTATAGTGAATA